CCGGAGACCTGCGCATTGCCGGAGACCCACGCATTGCCGGAGACCTGCGCATTGCCGGAGACCCACGCATCGCCGGAGTGGGAGAGGTTATCTTCCTTCTCAATAAATCCGCCGAGTTCTCCCTTCTCAACGTCGCCAAAAGCGACGAGAGCCTTAATGCGGAACAGTTTCTTCCCGAAAACGTTCGTTACAAATTCTGCGGTCAGTTCAAATTTCTTCATGGCTAGATGCCTCCTTAAAATACAGCCCGCACAACAGATTCAGCGCCAGCAGAGCGGCGAGGGTGGCGGGGATGTTGAGAGAGCCGAGCGCAGCCAGAAGCAGCACCAAATCTGCGGTGATTGCCAGCTTGACTGAGGCGCGGGTAAGTGATACAATGCAATCAGAGCCGATTCCAATGCTCTGTTTTTTATGCCGTTTCTGCGTTCCAGCGCAGGGGCGGCAATTTTTTGTTGCGGTCATTACTGTACTTCCTCCCATTCAAAGCGGCCCTTGCCGCTGTTTCTCCACTGCCCAAGGCCGCGCTTTGCGCCGTAGTCGAGGCACTCACGAACCATGTCCTCAAGTTTGGGATCGAGACATTCGATTTCAAACTCTGCTGTTGCACCTGCAGGAACGCTCTCCGACTTTGCGATGCTGACGCGTTCGCCCATCGGGGTTTGTGCCCGCAGGGGGCGCTCGCAGAAATCAACCTTCATGCCGTGCAGGTCGTAGGGAATCTCGCGCGGTGTTACGAAGATGAGTCCATCAATAGCCTGCTTGTACGCCTTGATCGCCGCGCAAGCCTTTCCGCCCGCATAGCCAGCCTTGCCAGCTTTGGCAAGCATTTTGCAGCTGTCCTTGAACATGCCCTTTACCTGATAGTCGTACAGGAACGGCGTTCCGTCAGCAGTTTTCGGAAAAACTGTAATGCGGTCTTCGGCGTTCTGGGCCTTGATATTGTCCACTTCTTCGGCGGTAAGGTCGCCGGTGGGGGCCTTGCTGGCAATGTAGGTTGCGAGAAGTTCTTCATTACTGGGGGAAGAACCGAGAACTTCTTCCAAAAGGGTGATTTTTACTTTCATGGTGGTTGTCTCCTTTTTAAATAAAATCGGTTGCTTTTCGGTGCCTTCGCGTCGAATCTCAATGCTATGCCCCTGCCAAGCAATGCAAAGCCACAGCTACGCCATGCTTAGCCTTCGCGTCGAATAGCAGAACCCTGCCTCTGCCTTGAGAAGTTGTTCTGCGCTATGCCAAAGCCAAGCTATACAATGCTTCGCCGTTGCCCATCCTTGCCATGCCAATCCATTTCGTCGCTGGTCAAGGCCTACTGTGCATTGCCTTTGCCTTTCCATCGGTGCCAAGCCGCTGCCACGCCCCGCCTTGCAAATCCACTGCTAAACAAGGATTGCACGGAGTTCTGCAAGCACGTTGTCGATGTGCTCTTCACGGGTAGGCATAGCGGCAGAAGATTTGCGCACATCCGCCACCGGGTAATACGTTGCAAATTCGTCAAGCGTTATGCCCAGTGCGGCGCATGCTTTTCCAACCTCCGGCCAGCGCCAATCATTAGCGCCGTTGATTCGGTTTGACATCTGCGTTTTGGACAAGCCGCAGACATCTGCAAGGCGCTGTTTGTTGTAGCCCTTGCTTTTGATTAGAGCCGTAAAAGCAAGGTTTGTCATGTTCATCATCTCCTTGTAACACATATCAAGAAGTTGTATACTGTGCGAAAGGGGGGAAAATAGTATGGATTTAAAAATTCCAGATTTTACAAAAGACATTGACTTTGAAAGCACTCCGCTGAAAAATATTGAAAAAGCATCAACGGAAACTGCCGTACAAGCCAAACGCCTTGCAGAGTTAGCGGAGCGCCGTGCTCAAAAAGCTGAGCAGGATGCAAAGGATGCCGATGCCAGTGCAAAGCGTGCAAACGCTATTGCCATTGTAGCGGTAATAATCGCTGCAATTTCTCTTTTCGGCGAAGCGCTCGGCCTTTTCCCGCTCTCTTTTTAACCAGTGTTCAAAGTAGAACGTAAAAACCAGATTGCATATCGCACCGCCCAGCACAGCGCCCTTGATAGCAATTGTGGCAAACAGTTTAGGTGTCATGGCGGTTACTCCTTTCTGGAGGTTTACCAACTTTAGCGACAGGGAACGGCTTTTTAAGGTGTTCATCAAGATAGTTGTAGCCGCGTTCTGGATTGGTGGAATCGTAATGCGTAATCCAGTAGTTTTCGCGCTCTTGGCATCTCTCTGGCGGCACATCCTGTTCGATGATGTAGACCTCAAACGCATCTTCACCGTACTTGTTGTAATCCGCCTGAAACCCGGATTTTTTGTAGGTCGTGTTCAATTTGTCCGTCTTGCCCTTGCGCAAGGCAAGAAAGTGTTCCCGGATTCTCACATCCAGCCTATACGTGCGCCCGATGTAAACCTTTCCGTTTTCCTTGCATCGAATGGCGTAAATATCGCTGTTGTGGGTAATTGTCCATCCAGCCATGTTCTCACCGCTTCCAAGAATCGATGATTTCATCAGCCAACTTGTTTACTTCGCGGTTCATCATGTACTTTGCAAAAGTAATGACAATGCATGCGGTCAGGCAGACCCAAAACAGAACCCAGTAGGTAGTACCCATATTGAGCTGCTGACCAATCATGTAAAGAAAAATGTAGATAAGCATCGGTTACTCCTTTCTTAATAGATCGTCTACAGTGTAGCCGTCTCCATCTTTCTAATTATCGGCTAGCAAGTAATCAATCGGCACGCCGAAATAGTCAGCCACTTTCTTTAGCGTCGTGATGCTGGGGCCGTAAGGCGATTTCTCCCACTTGCCAAGTGCGCCGTTTGAGATTCCGGCGCGTTCCTCAAGGATTGTGCGAGAAATATTGTTTTTTCGGCACAGCGCATCAATTTTCGAAATATTCACCTAGCAAAAGCTCCTTTCTAGTTGACTATTGCTAGAAAATATGCTACTATGAACTTGCGAGATTTATAACAGCATATTTTTAGCTAGTCCGCTGAATTTTAGGGGGCTTGGTTCTTTGTTGCCCTCTGTGCTATCTATTATACTAGCTTATCGCCTAGTAGTCAATAGGCTATCGCCTAAAAATATGCACAAATTGTCTAGGTGATTTTTGTGAATAATACTAAAACTGTAGAAACCATTCGTGCCCTGTGCAAAAAGAAAAAGACTAGCTTGACTAGGCTAGAGGAAAAGCTCGGCTTTTCAAATGGGTATATCGGCAAAATGGCAAAGAGGCCAAGTTCCCCGCCTTATGACAAACTGGTCGCAATAGCTAACGAGTTAGGAGTCACCGTTGCCGACCTGACCGGGGATTTCAAAAACGAAAAAAAGCCCACCGCACAAAGCGATGGGCTTACAGAAAAGCAGAAATATGCTATTGAGTTAATAAAGTCAACGTCAGACGATGACCTCGACAAAATAATCAAGATGTTTAAAATCTGGACAGGGGAAAAATGATGGATACCAGAACATGTATCAAGCTGCTAAAAGAAGCGCAACGAAACGAGGGCATTGCCGCAACAGACAAGAACCGCGATTCCCTTATACAGCTTTGCCATATGGGGCTTCTGGATTGCATGGGAGTTGCACCAAAAGGGGAAAGCAAAGGCAAGAAGGTCTACATTATTACCAATGACGGGTGCAAAAAGATTGATGCCTATGAAGCGGTTAAAACACAGTTATATACGAGAATTGCTGCCGTTTCAGGTGTAATAGCTGCCGTTGGTACTATTATAGGATTGTTTTTACATTAAATGCTTTATAGTATTGACTAAAGGAACAATAATCGTGATTGTAAGCGAGATCCCAAGGCAAAACCACGTTATGATTTGGTAAAGTACCATGTCGCGCTGGCGGCGCAGCTCGTCCCTTGTATCGTGCAGTTCCTGCTTTAATCTTTTGTTTTCTTCATATAGGTTTTCCGTCATGGTTTTCTCTCCTTTATATAATTTATGAAAGCGTCAAGTTGCTCTGCATTTAGTTTCATAAGTAAAGAAATTGCAAGCGCTTCCTTTTCTTTTCGTTCTTCTGTTTTTATTTTCGCATTATTTTTTGTAGTTGTCAATGGTTCTTTTTTCATCATGATTCCCCCAAAACTAAATAAGGTTGTGATGCTCAATGAAATTTGGCGTACGAAAGCCTTCATTTAAAAAATCTATTAAGGCCAGAACAACAGGTCGCATAAACCGCGCTGTAAAACGTGCCGTAAATCCTCTTTACGGCAAAAAAGGTGTAGGGCTTGTAAAAGACCCATCTCGCTCTATAAAAAATGCTGTGTATCAAAGAACGACTTTTAGCGTTTTTGGTCATGGCGGTTCTTCTAAAAAAGCACCTTTTTCTTCACTCTCAAACATGGGTTTCGGGTGTGCGCCAGCAAAAAAAGGAAAAAAGCCGCAAAAGCATATTCAAATCAACTGGAATGCAGTGGGGATTGGTGCGCAATGGTTTTTTGCTGTTGTATTCCTATTTTCCGCATTTGGCGCAGGCAATATAATCGCTACCGTATTAGCAATTGCATCTGCCTTGATGCTGTGTCCGGCTTTCCCTATTAGAAAAAAGCTGAATACAATGCCGTGCGTTGCAATTTCAATTGCTTTAATAATGATTGCTACAAACTTATAATTGTATTTTACACAACTTACAGTTGTATTTCAACAGTTTCACAAAAATACTCATTTGTCAAGTCTTTGCTGTCCTATATATCGGATTTCCAGCACTTGACAACCGTTTTTTTGGTCGTTTCCGTCCATGATGGGACGGCGGCTTGTTTACCAGCCTTTCCATTTGTCTGCCCCCTTGACCAAAATTGTACTGCATTCACATATGTTTTTTTGTCGGAGGATGTAAATAGCCAAAAAAGAAACTGCGATACACGACTGATTGTTGACATTTGCATCGGGTCTGTCGGGTTTATCCGATATTAAAAAAGCCCCTGCCGGTGTTCGTACCACCGACAAGGGCAAAGAGCCGTCAACATAAAAAGTTGACGGCATTATTATAACACACACAAAAAGGAGCCGCAATATGAAAAGGACAAATACCGCGAAATGGATTGAAAGCGCCGGGCGTTGGCAAATCAACGTGCAGAAGGACGGAGTGCGAAAGACGTTTACCAGCGCCAAGCCGGGCCGCACAGGCCAGAGGGAAGCTAACAAAAAAGCAGATGAATGGCTTGACATAGGCGTAAAGACGGAACGGATTAAGGTTTCTGACGCATGGGAACAGCTGCTACAGCAGAAAAAACTTGTGTCTGATGCAGAATACAAAAACATGGCATCGTTCGGCCGCTCCCATTTGCTTCCAGCAATCGGGATCAAGTCGATAAAAGCCGTTACGGAACAGGATTTCCAAAAAATTATAGATTATGCGTTTCGCCATCCACAGGGGAACAGCAAAGAGCCCTTATCCAAAAAGACATTACAAAACTATGCCAGCTACTGCAAGCAGTTTGTGAATTTTTGCCGAAAATCGAAATGGACAACGCTTGAGCTTGAGGAGTTACAGATTCCGGCAGCGTCCAGAAAAAAAGGAAAGAATGTGCTGACAGTTGAAGCGCTGAACACGCTGTTAAAAGTAGATACGACCATCATGCGCGGAAAATCTGTGCATGATGAATACATAAATTATTACAGGTTTCAGGTGCTAACAGGCATGCGGCCCGGTGAAATGCGGGGGCTGCGATGGGAAGATGTTGACGGGAATCTGTGCAGGCTGAAGCAGGCCATCAATACGCACGGTCAAATCACGCAGGGAAAAAACGAAAACGCATTGCGCACGGTAGTGCTATCCAGACGCGCAGTGGACGTGCTGGAAGCTCAGAAAGCCGTGACTGGAAAGCAGGCGTACATCTTCCCCATGGCATCCATGCACACCTACTACCACCGCTGGCAGCGCTATCAGCGCTCTAATGACCTTCCGGAGCTGAGTCTTTACGAACTGCGCCACACGTTTGTGAGTATTGCAAAGGAGTTGCCGACTGGCGAATTAAAGCAGCTTGTTGGGCATAGCGAGGATATGGACACATACGGCACATATTCTCACTACATCGCTGGAGATGACGAACGGACAGCCCAAAACCTACAAGAAATCTTTGATAGATTGGTGGACTAAAAAGTACACACTAAAAGTACACACTTTTTTTCTTAAATGTATGAAATAATAGAAAAAGTATGTGATAAAGCAAAAAATATAGCAATATACCGCTATATTTTCAACCACTAAAAGCATTGTGTATAGTTCGAGTCCTGTCACCTCGACCAAAACAAATGCCGTAGATTCGTTATAATCTACGGCATTTTCTTTTTAAAGTACACGTTTTAGTACACACTCGCCTATTTTCTATTCAAACTGTGTACCAAATCATTATACACATCCGGTCTCACTTCTTTCAGCGCATCCATAAACTCATCCAGCACACGCCACACTCGCCCGGTATCGGCCTTTTTTACAATCTCCAAAAATTCACTCATCCTGTAAACGCTCCAATTTCCGCATTACGCCATTATAAACTTTAGGGTTTGCTACATACAAGGCCGACATAAGCTCATCCAGCACGTTCAGCGCCGCTGTGGTGTCTACGTTCGACACAGCCCGTAAAAAGTCACTGCTGCCAACAGCAGCCCTTGTAGACGGCTCTGCCGCTTCGTAGTAGCGCACAGGCTCTTGCAGTTCTGCTTTCTGCGGGGGATGGGATGCATCTGCAAGCTGCTGATTTTTCACAACATACAATGCCGCCAAATTTTTAACTCTGGTCATGGTGAGTTCGCTGTTTTCGATTTCGGCTATAGCGCCGTCAATCTCTCGCACGTCAACCATAGCCCTTACACCTCACTTTAACCGTTTCGCATCGTGTCAATGCAGCGCTGGATGACTTCCCTGTCTTTGCTGTCAGCCCCGCGCATAATATCTTCCATGCGGGAAATCAGTGAATCGCGCCCATCGTCCATGCTGTAGTGCCCGCGCACATAATGCGAACCGCGCCGCGCATAGCTGCTGCCGCGTCCATAATTGCCGCGCATGTTGGCGCTCCAATCACCATCGCGGCTGTAATCTTCATCGCGGCTGTAACCGTCATCTTCCAGCATGACAATTTTGTCGATGTTTTTGATAGTGTCAGTCAGCTTGTGAACAGTTTCCAAGTCACCGGCAGACATTTCACCCTTCTTTCCGATTTCGTCCAGTTCTGCGCACAGCATGTCTTTCAAGTCATACAAAACTCTTTTACTCATGGTTTACTCCTTTCAGCTCACTCTCTCGACCACAAAGTTTGCGTTCGCAAACAAAACGGTTTGTGTGCTTGTATTTTCGGCGGCAACGGTCAGGCAGCAGCCGCGCGGAACTTCAACAAAAGACGTCACATAGATATTAAAGAAGTTTTCTACTGCTGCCGGTGTCACGGTTGCAGTCGCACTGTTCAGCGGTTCACCGTTAATGGCAAGCGCCGCCGTAATAGCTTCCACTGTGCCGCCTGTAGGGATAGCAACATTTGCACCAAATCCCACTTTGAAACGAGCTTTGCACTGGTTCGTAATGCCGCGCAGCGTAACAATACCGGCGCCCTCTCTGTGTACGACACAGCCCTTGCCCGCTACTGCCGTTTCCGTCAGCGGCACGTTCTGGCCTGCTGCCACGCTCACAGTATTGGCGTTTGTAAATTCAGCCATAAAATCATTCCTTTCAAAAAAAGATAGTGGCGGGACGATTGCCCCGCCACATTTTGCACTATCGGCACGGGGCCGAACATGTCAGATGTTCCGACAAGTTGCCGTATTCATTTTTAGCATCCGCAGCCGTTGCAGGTGCCGCAGGTGCCGCAATTTCCATACTGATACGGAGCAGGAACGGGGAAAGCCGGAACAGGGCGGGGATTGTAGTAAGCAAGCTGCCCGCTCATATAGGCTTTCAGCGTTTCATTCTGCGCAGCCTGACTTGCGGCAAGCTGTGCGGCAAAAAGCTGCTGGTTCTGCTCGGCAATCTTGGCATCCTTTGCCTCGATGCGCTGGGCGGTCAAAGCATCAAGCACCGCACGCGCATTGGCGTTCTGGTTCTCAATGATGTCCCGCGTGCCGTTCTGAATGGTCTGGCGCGTGTCGCAAGCCTGCGTAGCAAGGTTGTAGTTTACGCCCTGAATCGCCTCGCGGGTCTCGCAGCAGCAATTTGCCTGCTGCATCTGCATGGCAAAGAGCTGCTGCATAAATGCGGCCTGCTGGTTTGCGCGGCTGATTTCAGCCGACATAAAGCCCTGCTGCATAGCGTTCTGCACGCCGTTAACAAGCTGCGCCTGAGCATAGAAGCCGTCACACAGGCCGTTGTTCACGACGTCGATTTTGCGTTCAATGTTGGCAAAGTCGCTGGTGAGGATGTAACCATCGACAGCGCCAGTACCATTACCGCTGCCAAATCCGTTGTTGCCCCAGTTACCGCCCCAGCCGCAGAAAACGAAGAGGAAGAGAATAATAATATACAGCAAACCATCGCCGCCAAAGCCCCAGCCGTTGCCATTGCCCGTATTCGCGGGCTGAACAGGCATTGTCATAACAGTGCCGTCCGAAGAAAGACTCATGTTTAACTCCTTTCAAAAGTTGAATGTATTGTTCACCGTGCGCACGGGTTGAACCTATTTTAAAAAGCTCTGAAACTGCTGCGCCATCGCTTGAAGCTGGTTTAGCTGCTGCTGGCTCATTTTTCCAGATTGCAGCAGCTTTTGAACTTCTTGCTTCGGGTCGCCTTGAAAATTTTGTCGGAACTGCTGAAACTGCTGCATCATTTGCTGAAATTGTCCCATTGCGCCCGGCATTTTGCCGCCGCCAAGAGCGTTAAACAGAGGGTTGCTCATTGTCTGCCTCCTTTTTCTTGCGCGTCAAAGGTTTATCCGCCGCCAGCGCGTCAAAGCGGGCTGTCAGCGCGTTGAACTCCTGCCGTGTGACATATTCTTCTTTCGGTTTTTGCGCGGTCTGTGCGGGCTGTTTCTGGCTTGTCGTGCGTTCCGAGTAGTCAAAAACGCGCAATGGCTGCGGCATACCGCTGGCATCGGTGGATTTGATATAAAATGTGCTGTTTTCGCTGTCCATCAACAGCACACTGTTCCCCGCCGCCACCATATATGCTTTGGCTCCCTCTTCGCCTTGCACCCAGATAATAGGCGAGCTTTGCTGCGCCGGTTGCTGCTGCGGATATGCCGCTTGCCGGAGCTGTGTAAGCTGATCGGGCATGGCCGAAGGCATCTGCTGCCCCATTGGATAATAGTTCGGCATATAGCCGGGCTGATACGGTACGCCAAACGCCATAGTCAATCATCCTTTCTGCCAGTAGTACAGCGGCACTTCATCGCCGCTGTCCCATGTATCCAGCCAATCGCCATTTTGCACGCACACAACATGCGTAGCCATTGCCAAAATATACGTGCCGTCCGGGTGGTCTTTTGCAAACTGCGCCACTGTGTAACAATCCGGGCAGCTGTTTGGCAACGTGTAGCGCTTCCAACCACATCGCCGCAGATAACTGCCCCAGACATAGTTTGCAGACGGCATATCATGCAGTTCAAATCCTGCCAACACAAGCGCCGCATATACAGTCGCCCACTCTTGATGCGTTGCGGCTGCAATGGCTCTGACTGTACAATCTCCAACGCGCTTTTGTTCCGGGTTTAGGTTGATTTGCTTGTATGCCATCCGAACCGCTCCTTTTATCTAAATTGTACAAAAAAAGACGGCACAACGTAGGCCAGTAAAGTGCCAACATTGTGCCGTTTTTGGGACAAAATAAAAAAGGCGCGGCCACAAAAGCAGCCGCGCCCTTTAAATCAGCCTATTTTGTTTTTGATGCTGTGTACGCGCCGTTTTACCGTGCGCTCGCTACAATTCAGTTCTGCCGCAATATCAGCATTGCGCCAGCCGCGCCGCCGAAGCTGCAAAACATCCGTTTCTTCATCGGTCAGCAAACCGCCGACAAAATCAAACTTTGGCATGATTACTCATCCTTCTTGTTCTTGCTTTCGGTCTGTGTGCCAAAATAAAAGGCCACGACCATTGTCACAATGGTCATGACCGTGTCCGGCTGCAGGCCGCCCCGCAATGCCATTACGGCAAAAACCGCAACGACAACCAGCGTCACAATGGTTTTTACCTTGATAAGCGCTGCCAGATTTTTCAAAAAATCGCCCATTGATATGCACCTTCTTTCAGCCGATCAGATGCTTCTGCAAATCTTTCTTTGCTTTCTGCATCTGATCAATGTTGTTTCCATCCAGATTGTGGTCAAGCAGGGCAAGCAGCGCCTGCATGGTCACGCGCTGCCCCTCGTCCATGCGGTCAAGCCGCAGTTTGTCGCTTTTCAAGAATCCCTCCATGGCGTTCACCCGCGCTTCCAACTTGGTAATGCGGTTGTCCTGGTCGGTCTTTGGCTTTTTTACTGCGGTGATTACTTTGCTGATGGCTACGCCCCCGGCATACAGTCCGGCAGCAGCGCCCGCCGCGTAAATCAAAAACGCCCAGGCTTCCGCAAGTGTAAACGAAAATACATGCTGCATCGGCATCATCCCTCCGCCCATTCAGATTTGTACAGCCCGGCATCCGTCAGGCCGCGGCTCTGGCACACGGCAAAGACGGCGTCTGCGTCCCCCTGCGAGACCGGCCCTACCGTGATGACCTGCAGCTTGCCGGTGCCGTTCTGGGCCGTCTGCGCGCCGCTGGCGGCCTGCTCCGGCTGCTGTACTGCGTGTTCCCCGGCGCGGTAAGTAAACACCTGCCCACTTGCCGTGGTAAAATCGCTGCCCAGCCACACCAGCGGGTTGGTGCGCTTGCCGCCCAAGATGACCTCAAAGTGCAGGTGTGCGCCGAACACGTTGCCGGTCACGCCGCTGTAGCCGATGATCTCGCCCTCTTTGACCCTCTGGCCGTACTTGACGCAATAGCTGCTCAGGTGCGCGTACCGCGTCTGCAGCACACTGCCCTTGTAGGGCGCGTGCCTGATGCGCACCATGTTGCCATAACTTTGCATACCCGTCCGCGTGTGTCCGTCCCAGTCCTGGGTCTGATCCACGGTGCCGTCCTCGGCGGCATAGACCGGGCGGATATACATGTTGTCAATCTGGGTGCGCAGGTCGACAGCCTGATGCAAGCTGCCATCGTTGTAGTACCATCCCTGCGTCAGCACATGAATGTCCAGCGGCCAGCGCAGCAGCACCTCACCGTTTGAAAGTCTCATTGTATCACCTCATCATTGTCCATCACAAGCGCCTCATACTCATCCAGCAGATCTGCTTCCTCGCTCATCCTTCCACCGGCGGCGTGGGCCACGACACCGCGTAGGGGAAGCCGGCCTGCTCGGGCACATCCCGCAGGGCCTGCCGGTAGGCCTTCCAGTCGTCCTTCACCGTCTTGGCATCGCCCAGCACCGTCCAGTCGGTCGCAGCGATCAGCTTGTCCCGCTGCGCGCGCACAATGGCCGCTGCGGCATCGTAGTCGGCTTGCTTGATGATCTCGGCCCACTGGTCGGGGGCCGTCTCCAGCGCGGCGCTGGGCAGCTGTGTGCGCATTTCGTATGTGGTGTAGCTGTAGCCGCTCCAAGTCGTGTCCATGTTGGACACAGCCTCGCGGGTGATCTTCTGCTCATCCTCATACAGGCGCACCAGCGTCAGGCCGTTGCCAAGAGGCTCCGTCTCAAAGCGTGGGCGCTGCTCATTACATTCGGATCTAACCATTTTGTACCACCTTTCTGATTTTTCGGTAGCTTATCACACCGTCCACATGCTTCACGCGGAACCGGTGCTCGTTTGCGTGTTTCAGCTGCCTGATACGGCAGGCAGCCTGTCGGGCCTGTTGCTGTGTCGTAAAGTTGCGGGGGCCTTGCTGCCCCCGCGCCCCCGCTTAACCGGGGATAGAAAGGTTAGCCGAGCAGTTCCACCACGCCCCGCCCGCATCGGAGTAGAGGCGGACGGAGAACGCGCCCGCGCTGTCGCCGTTGGCGGAGGAGCCGCCGCGCAGCACGATGCGAGAGCCGCTCTTGTTGATCCAGAAATAGTCTGCAAGATAGGTTCCGCTGCTGCCGCCGACTTCCTTTGTGATCTGCAGCCACGGGAACCGCTCATCGGCCTGCAGGTTCTTGGCCCAGCCCTCGTTAGGCAGCGTGAGGGAATCCAGCTTCGTGTAGTTCTCAACGCTCGACCAGTTGTAGTTGGTGTCGTTGCAGATGTAAGGAACACCGTCCACGATTTTCCAATCACACTCAAAGCGCCACTGGTTGCCATACAACGGATTTTCCACGCCGTAAAACACAAAGCTGTGTTTGCCGTCCGTATTGCTCACAGGGCTGCCGCAGGTGGAGAGTACGCTGTTAGCCGTGCCGGTAGACTGCATGATGCGCCAAATTTTGTGATCGGTGGTCGTGGTCACAGGGTCGCCGGTGAAGCTGGCCTTCACATTGGCAGTGTCGCCCTCAATGGCCTCGATGGCCGTCACGATGCGCCGATTTGCCACGCTCTCGTTCTCGGCGCCGGTGCCGATCGAGATGACCATGCCGGGCTCCAGCGTGTTTTTCGCAACTGTGACAGCGCTCTCGTTTGTGCGGGCACCAGCAACAGCAATGTTGGTCGCATACAGGCTCACGCAGCCGTTGATCTTGCTCTGCACATTCCGCGTACCATACACAACGATCATCAGGTAGGCCAGCACCTCAAAGTCGGCGCTCGTGTTGATGCAGTAGGTCTCGCCCCAAAGCCGCGCCGCAGCCAAGAACTGCGAGATCGTCTTGTTGCCGGTGCTGACAACGCCCGCAATGCTGTGCAGCTTGCCGTCTGCGCCGATGCTGCCCGGGAAGGCGGGCAGGTAGCACTTCTGCTTGAGGGAGCCGTCCGCGTTCTGGAACTTCCGCGGTGCGCGGAATCCCGGCATCGGCACAGCCGACACGCGCGGATTGACATCCAACATGCCGGAGACATAGAACAGCGGCACCTCGACCAGCACCTCGCCGTTGGTGCCATCCTCAATGTAGCCGGGCTGGCCCTTGTAGGCGTTGACCGTGACCGTGCCGTCCGTGTTCAGCGTGCAGCAGCAGCGCCGCATACCCGCCCAAGGATAGACGCCGTCAAAGTCGTTTTGTCCTGCGCTGGTATCGGTGCCGGGGGTAAACACAAACTCCGCAGCTGCCCCCGTCCGCGTGCCCGCGCTGGTGCTGCCGGTGAAGTCTACACCGTAGAATGCAGCGCCAACAGCCGAGGCCGCAGCCTTGGCAGATGCCGCAGCAGCATTCGCGCTCTGGTCTGCCTGCGTAGCACTGTCCTGTGCGGCAGCCTTGGCCGCGTTTGCCTCGGCCAGATTGTTGCCCGCGTTCGCCAGCAGCGTGGCGAACTCCTCACGCGTGCCGGTGTAGCCGTGCGCCTTGGCATCGGCGTAGGCGGTTACTGCGCCGAGGTCGGTGGTAAAAACGGAACTATCAGCCATGGATCTGTACCTCCAAATTCGTGTCATTGACAATGGCAAAATCAAGCTTGTCCTTCAGGTTGGTCGTGCGCGTATACATCAGATGCCCCGTGTCGGGGTCAACGCCCATCTGCATGTAGCCGTTGCTCAGCGCGGCCTGCCGCGCCAGCTCCACATTGGCGGTGACATCGGCCTGCTTTTCGGTCACATCCTGCTGGCGGGCCTTGACATCCTCTTGGATGCCCTGCATCTCGGTCAGCTTCTCGGCCACGCCCTCGTTGATGACCTTTGTCGCCGCATCGCCGGCGGTTTTAGCGGCATCCGCAGCGCTTTTTGCACTCGCGGATGCGCTCGCGCTGGCGCTCTCGGCAGCGGCCCGCGCACTTTCCGCTGCGCTTGCTTTTTCCGTGGCCGTGCCGGCAGACTGCCCCGCCTTCGTGGCGGATGCAGCAGCCGCAGCAGCGCTTTCCTTTGCCGCCGTGGCAGACCCGGCAGCGGCACCGGCCTCCTGCGTGGCCTTGGCGGCAGCCTCGCCAATGCTGTTGGCATCCTTGGCGGCAGCCTCAGCAGAGATCGCTGCGCTCAGCTCAGACTGCAATGCCGCGTTCTGCGACTTCCCGGCAGCGGTTGCCGCAGCCGCAGCGCTGGTAGCGGCATTGCCCGCCGCATACGCAGCATCCGCCGCAGCATTCTCCGCAGCCTGCTGTGCCTTTTCGGCATAGGACTGGGCCTTGTCCGCGTTGGCTTTAGCCGCCGCCGCATCCTCCGCTGCTGCCTCTGCGTCCGCCTTGGCCTGCAAGGCAGCTTCCAGCACCTGCGCCGCTAGCTCGGGCGTTGGCTCTGCATCCGCGCCGCCGTATACGCCCGCTTGCTCAAGAATAAGATACTCCACGTTACAACTCGCCCGCTGCACGCCGGAGGCCAGTCCGGCCAGCACAAGCACGCCATCCTTGGCCTCCTTCGTCACCTCGGGCGGCACGTCCATGGCATCCCCATCCAGCAGGGCCACGCGCAGCGGCTCTTCCCGCCCGGGGATGTGCCACGTTGCAGTGAGATTTAGACCATCCCACCCGGCCCCGCGCTCAATCTTGATACTCTCCGTGCCAAAGCTGGAATTAGTCCCCAGCACCAGCTTTCGCGGAATTGGGGTGTAGTTGTCCAGCCTTAAAGTATGTACCATGCCCTACCTCCTTAGGCGTTGATTATGATTGGCTCTCTCATGGTTTCATTTCTCATGCTGATTTCATGTATAATAGTTTCGGACATTGTTTCATGCTCCTTTCTTAGTAGATCATATACACCTTAAACAAGACATTGGATATAAAAGCGCCAGCTTGTCCATAAGACTGCGCACCGACAGTCAACATGCCGGTATCAGAATTGTAAGAAACATAGTCAGCGCATGCTCCGCTTCCGGAAGTAGCAACATCGGTGCTGTTCCCGCTCCAAGCATAAGGGACGGTATAAAAATTACTGCGGCTCAGCTTGTCATAAATGCTCCCATAGTGTGACTTCACATCGTATGTGAAGTTTGTGAAAGCGGCGGTTTGCTGACCCAAATAAACAGTTTTGTAGCTGCGTTTTGCGGTCACCTCCCCGTTTCCATTGTGATACCCGGCAGGGATTGTGTAAGAATCGCCCGGGTAGATAGCTTCGCTTACTGCGCCCCGGTTCGGCATTTTTCCTTTTTTGATGGTTTTGACGCCTGCGTAGTATTTCTTTCCGGTCAGCACATCGGTATCTGCGGCGGTGGCCTGTGCCAGCTTTGACGCGCTTAATCCACCGCCGCCATTAAAATCCAGCCGCGTGCCGTCGTACACAAACGTAATCCAGCGCCCGGTCACAACGCAGTCCCCGTCCGCCGCGTCCGCACCGCAATACGCAGGCACGGCCACACCGTTGACTGTCCATGTGTCGCCCGCACTCCACGCCGCCGGGACTTTAAACCGCCCCACCGCACCCTCTCCCGTCAGCGCATACACGCTACCGCTCTTGCTGCACTCATATTCCTGCACGCAGATATTCACACCGTCACCAGCCGGGTCATACTGCGCCTTTGTCATCATTGCTGTGCCACCGTGCAGTTGCGCCAGCTCGGTCTTTACCTTTTCTAGTAATGCGGAAAACTGCGCCTGCATGGTGGTAGTATCAACGCTAACCCAATCCGTAACAAGCCCACACACATCGGGGTCAAGCCGTTCGTCCGTGATGTTATCCGCAGAAATGCTGCTTGCCGCTGCTGCGATGTCAATACGCGCAAGAGAAATTTGCCGTTTCAAAGTGTTGTTTGTAAGTTCCGGGGCGGTAGGTGCATTATTTTGCGTACCTTTTAACACTTCAATGCGCGGCTTTGACGCATAATCCACCGTGTCCCAGCTAACAACAACCCTGTCAATACGTGGCAGGATGGCATCTGGCAACGGGATTGTCAGCTGCAACTCGCTTCCAGTCTGTTCTTTTGTATCATTCCAAAAAACTGTGCCGTCTGCTTTGTCGTTTGACAGCCAGCCCACGCCATCTGAAACGCTTACCGTCATATCGCCGTTTGCAGTAACACCTAAATTGCCATCCGCGCCAAACACGCCGCTGGAACGCCCATGCAGCCATTTCATCACGTTTTCGGCTCCGATATATTCATCCACGTTATTCGGAAAATTTTTGATTTCTGCCACTTTATCACCTCAAAACTGTTAAAATCGGGTCGCCAATAACTAGCTTGACGCTTGAACCGTTTGCATCCTGTGAATACTTTGCTGCCGTAATTCTTGCCTTGTACTTTACACCCAGCCGCAAAGAAACGCACCAAACCAAATCGCCAACATTATATGCCGCGCCAAGCTCGTCACCGTCCGCGTCAATCGAAAAGCCGTTGCGGTTCAGGTGACTGCCCAACTGTAAAGCGGCGTACTGCTTTACGCGGCTCTCAAAATCTGAGTTGCTCTCTCCATCCTGCTGGCTGTCGCCGCTGAAACTTGCCCATAGTTCCCGTCGTTCGTTGTCGCTGGCCGTGCCAGCCTTTACAACAAAGCTTGTTCCGTCCTTATATTCAGCTTCGCAGTAGCACACGTTTTTGTATTCAGAAATATCCTTGTCAACTACCAGCCCGGGCGCTGTGCCGCGTTCTTGAACAAACAAAACTGCGGTCAGTCCCTCTGTGCGGTCAACACCCTTATACACCTCAAACGTCTGGGTCTTGGACCGATAGTCAAAAACAATGCGGTTACCAAGGCCAGCGTCCGTCAAAACGGGAATTATCTTTTTTAAAAGTTCCTCGCCGTACACCTCTGTCGCAGGCACGGTTTCAGGCAGGCCCTTACCAGCCGCCAGCAGCACCGGCAGCCCACGCAGGTTGTTGCGTACAACATTGTAAATGTCAGTCTCCACGTTCACAACGCTGGCCGATGCTGCCACTATGCGCCGATTCAGTCTGTTGTTCAAGCTGTAGCCGTTCAGCGTGATTTCTCCGTTGTCGCTGTCAAACTGTACCTCTGCTACTTCGTAAGCTAATCTACGCTCTACGATGTACAAAACTGCGTCTAGTTCTACAATAGAGATACTGTAATCGTCCATCGGCAAAACTACCGTAAATTTTCCAACATCGTTATAGTAGTCGCTAAATTCGCTGCTGATCGCGTGCGTGATTTCGTGTCGGTTACTAAGGTCATGGGAGAACAGTTCTAATCTCATATTACCGTTACACCCGCGCTTTCTTCCGCAAACGAAACGCTCATTTCAACGTTTTCAAGCCCACTGTCCGCAGTAGGCTTCCACGCATTATCGCCCGTATGGATTCTGTACAGTGTACTTTCAAGCGTCAGCGCGCCCCGGCAGTCGCCGTCCTTAGAGCTTGTGACCGTTGTCTTTCCGTGCGATGTCTTGATAACGACACGCTCATCTTCCACAAGCGTTTTTTCCAGCCGCAGCACTTCACCTGTTAGCATATTTTCAATGCCTACGTTTGTTGCCGTCTCGCCAATGCAATTGATTTCCAACCTAAACGGCACATCAAACTGACCAAAATTCTGCAAAACAATGTATTTCAGCACAATGACTTTGCCGAAATAATACGTTTTGCTGATATTCCATGGGAATTTAAAACCTTTTTGCACGCCGCGCAGCTGCATTGCCTTTCGTTCGCCGCTTTCCCAATACGGGTAGGGGGCAAGCAGGCCAATCTGGAATGGCGCACCGCGTTTTGATGCGCCAATGGTAGGCGATGCCGTTACAATAACGTCTATGTGCCAGTCTCCAGCATATAGCACCCCGGTCAGGTCAGGTCGTACAACGGTCACAAGTGCATCTTTAAGCGCTTGTGCGTTATCGCCGATAACTCTGCCATTGATGGTAATAGGCCGCGTCTGAATGGCCTTAGATTGCACCGTGGCGCCTACCTGACCGATGCCCTGCGCCGTGTTGGCAGTGACCGAAATTGTATCAATGCCATCCGGCTTGCTGATAAGATAACCATGCGCGTAGTCAAACACGATAGACTGCCCCAGCGAGTTGACGTACTTGAAAGTCTTGCTTAAAAAACTCATAACGCCCACCTCGCCCTCTGGAAATACGCCGCTGTGCTTGCTGCCAGTTCAACCGGTGTCTGCTTGGCTGCGTAAATATTTTGCGTCAGGGTAAAGCCGTTGCCGCTGCCCTTGCCGCGTCTGTAACTGTCCGCTTCATCGGCAGTCAGCACCATCTCGCCGCGATGCAGATTTGCAACATAGTTGTTATACGGAACATAATCAAGTCCGCCTGCACGGCCACCGGTTGTGCCACTACTGTTGACATCCACATTAACAGAGCGGTTTCCAAATAGGCTGTCCCACAAACCATTGAACCAGCTGACAAGGCTGTCCCACGCTGCCGAGATGCCGTCAATAATGCCATCAATGACCGCGTTGCCCATCTGCATTGCGCCTTCTACAATGTCCGGCAAATGCTCTATAAAGTAGGTCAGCAGGGTCTCCACGATAGATGCAGCGGCAAGCATAATGTCCGGCAAGTGTTCCGAAACGCCCTCTACAAACGCAATCAGCATTTGTCCGGCAGAGTCAAGCATCTGCGGCAAGTTTTCATTTAGCTTTGAAACCAGCGTCAAGACGATTTGCAAGGCAGATTGTGCAATGGTTGGCAGCATTTGATAGATGCCGTTTCCCAGCACGCTTATAATCTGAATTGCCGAATCAATAAGTTGCGCCGCGTTTGCGCTGATTCCCGTAACAAGCGTCTGCACGATGTTTACGGCAGATTGTGCCAGCTGCGGCAGAACGGTTTCAATCAAGCTCGGCAGCTCTGCCATGATTGGTGGGACAAGGCTCTCTATCAGCTTAGCAGCGCCGTTCAGGGCGACTTCTATGCGGGGGATGATGTTACTTGCCGCTGTAGTTGCGCTATCCACAAAGTTGCTGATAAGTTGCCCAAAATTGGCATTATCATCGGCAATTCCAGTTACAAGGTTTGACCATGCGGATTTTGTAGCATTTACACTCCCCTGAATCGTTGTTGATGCTTCTTTAGAGGTCGTACCAGTAATGCCCATTGCGTTTTGAACATCATGAATCGCGCTTACAACGTCCGCATAGCTGTTAATGGTGTAATTGGTATAGTTTCCCTGCGCGGCGTTCAGCTTGTTTGCGTCATCAAGTAGACGCTGCATTTCGGTTTTTGTGCCGCCATAGCCGAGCTTCAAGTTATCAAGCATAGTATAATTTTGCTTGGCAAAACCGTTATACGCATCTTGGATAGAAGACATCGCCGTGCCCATTTTATTTGAGTTGTCTGACATATCCGAAATGGCAGTGTTCGCAAGCTCTGCCGCTTGTTCCGTATCGCCGCCCAGACTAGACACAAGCGAAGCTGCAAATGTTGTTGCTGTGTTCATGTACTCGTTTGCAGAAAGTCCAGCCGTTTTATACGCGTCGGCTGCATACTGCTGAACTTTATCGGCGCTGGTTTTATATAGCGTCTCCACGCCACCTACAAGCTGCTCGGAATCTGCATAACTGCTAATTGCTAGTCCCGTCAACGCTGAAATTGCTGTTGCACCTGCCGTAGTAGCGGCAACGGATACTTTCGCAACGTTCGTAGCAACGTTAAAGATGCCTTTTCCAACTGTTGAAGCGGCTGAACCAACCTTTCCGAACAGTCCCGTTAATCCGCTTGCGCTGCTCTTCGCATTTTTCAAGCCTTTCTCGTATTCGCTGGAATCTAGCGAGATTTTTGCAAAAAGGTCAAATACGTCCACTTACTCGCTCACCTCCTGCCGTTCTTTTGTTTTCAATCCATGCCGCGCCGCAAAGTCTTTGAAATCTGCCTGCACCTGTTCTGGTGTCCGCGTATCCACTTTGGGCGGGTGGATAATGTCAATATATCTCGCTGGCCTATCCTTTACGCCTGTCACAGCTACCACAAGGCTCCATGCGCTGTCAGTCATGTACACCTTGTACAGCTGCTCTTCAAAATCAGCTTTTAAAGCGTAAGGCAGCGCCGACACAAGCGCCTTTGCGCTCAGTTTCGGCATTTTCAGCAGTACAGGGATTACTTGTTCTGCCCGCCACCGAGATACGATTTGAAAAAATCAACAAAACCCTTATCGTTCAACAGGTCGTAAACTTGCTTGCAGGTGATAAGGAAATTCTGTTCGCCGATTTCTTCCACCGTCAGGCCGTTGAACGGGGCGAGAATTGCGTACACGTCCTCGCGGTGCTGTTTCAACGCAATGTTCAGCAGCTTAACGATTTTCGCAAGGCCGAAACGCTGCATCGCAATGCGGGTTGTTTCGCCCTTCGGCATAGCTTTCTGCATCTCTTTCACAAGCGCTTCATCATCGATCAGGTTTGTGATGGGCTGCGCGATTTGCAAAACGACTTCCAGCGCTTCATCAGTGCTAAGTTCAGAAAAAATCCGCATTAGGCTTCATCCTCTCCGGCCTTGATATAGACCTCGCACGGCACAGTGTCCTGCGCGGTAATGGAGTAGTGCGCCGTGTATTCAAAGCTCATCTGGCCTTTTTCCTTGTCGCCCGTCTGCAAGCTGAAACCGCCGGTGGACAGCGTATTCAGCATGTGGATGGCGCAGAAACCGCCATTCGTAGTGCCGTGCTTGTCGGAATAATCGCACAGCAGCCACAAATCGGTAAAGTCGCTGTCTTCCAGGTCGTTGCGCGGCGTGATTTTGGACACCTTGGAAGTAGTCGTAACATCCGCAGCGCCAAGCATGCTCTTGGCATTCTCTGCCGATGCCGAAACATAAGTGCCGCTGCACTTGACTTCCCAAGATTCAATCTGCTTTAGCTCTTTCATGTTCTTGGGGCAGTTGTCGAGGTCCTCGCCGAAGTCGGTAAAGCTTGGCACAGCCGTAAAGTTGATGCCGCCGGTCGTAGCGCCCAGCAGCGCACTTTCTTCCGGCGCAGTACCGGCAGCCGGGTCAAACGTAGTTGCAAGATAGCACGCGTTCAAGACCAGTTCCTTAAACGCAGATTCAGGAATACGAGTAAATTTCATGCTTTCACCTCAATTTAGGCATAAAAATTCGGCGGTCACGTTGATGTACCGCCGTTTTAGGTTTTTGTCTGTGTCATCTGCCAGCGATTGGCTAAACGGTGAGCCGGGTTTGAGCCAAATAATTCCATCATCGCACGGCAAAGTCGGGTCTCCTTTTGTAAGAGCCGTCAAAAGCTCTTGCGCCTTTGCGTTTGGCACAGCTTCGGATGTTGTATGAAACCACATATTTACTGTGATTGATACGGAATTTGCCCAAGTATCCATCACAGCATCATATGTCAGGTATGGGAGTACAGCGTCATCTGGCACGGCGTTGCTTGCGTAAGCTGTCATAAACCGCCCAAAAAACTGCTGTAATGCAGCGCCCTTTGTCATGTCGGCAATCCCTCCCGCAGTCTTTCAGCCGTAAAACTTTTTAGGCCGTTCAACATCGGAGAAGCGCTTGCCGGGGCTTGCTTTTCTTCCGGGCGGCTCGTGACCCGGAAATATGCCCCTGTAGTCAAGTCCTTGTACACGCTGCCGTACTCAATAGGCACATCTTTCCGCACAATGCCGGTATACACGCTGGTCACACCCTGCGCTTCAGCCTGCCGTGCTTCAAGGCTGCTATCCAATGCAACGTAATTCGCAAACTCTGCGCCCTCGCTCCACTTGGTAGCATAGCCGCCCTCGCCGTCAGGCTTTGTCAGCTTGTCCATAATGATGCAGCTGTGCGAAAAATCGTCAAGCAAGCTCATAATGATACCTCACATCACCGTTTGGCTCTCTATCGGCAACAACGCGGGTCTTGTTTGCGTTTACGTACATTTCAACGATTTTCAAGCAGCATTCAGCTGTACATTTGTCGATGTTCATGCTAAGATTTAACTTAACCTCAACGCCGCGTATATCTGTTTTCATTACAGTTTCCTCCACTTGTTCAGCCGTGATGCAAATGCACCTTGCCAGCCCGTCACAGAGCCGCCAGAATTGCCGTTTGCGCTCGATTTGGTGTAACTGTACCCGGCAAAGCTCTCACTCTGGAATGGGCTGTTTGCGGCGTTCTCGTACTGCGTTCGCCACGACTTGATTTCTTCTTCAAGGCGCAGAAATTCGGTAGGCACGGACATAGCCCAGACAGCCCCCTCAAAGGTTTCATCCCTAAGCGCACAGTCGCCGTACTGGTAAACGCCGTCATTCAGAACGCTGCCCACAATGCGGAAATACTGTCCGGCACGCAAAAAAGGGAGCGCAATGCTCCCGCCCTTGATGCTGAACTCGCCCAGATGGACGCCATTCTGTGTGACAAACCAGTTCCGGCACTCCCTCATCAATTCTTCAAGCATTGCACTCCCTCTTTTTTACTGTACAGCCTTGGCAGACTTTGCGCTCTTGGTTTCTGCGGGCGTAATGGTGGCAACGGCGATACCGTCCAGGTACTCTGCCCACAGCTTCATGCCCATAAGAGCGTACATATCGCCAGTTGCGCGGCTGTAGTCGCCGTCAACATGCACACCAATCAGGTTGGTTTCGCCCTCGACGGTATAGTTCAGGCCCAGCTTGGCGAAATCGCTGTCTGCGGGGTCGATGTAGTACAGGTCGATGTTCTCAACAGGGACGGCAATAACCTTGTTGCGGGCGATGTACTTTGCGGGCAGCAGGAACAGGGTGGAATAACCCATGAAATTCTGGACATAGGTCAGGCCGAATGCGGTCTGCGTGGTGATTTCCTTGTCGCCCAGATAGCCGTAGAAGTCCAGAATGTTGGCAAAGCCGACAACCTCGGTAACATCACGATCCATGCTGGCGAACTTGTCCAGCACGTTGCCCTTTGCCAGAGCAAGACCCTGCTGCCAAGTGGTAGCAGCTACAGCCAGAGAGCCAGTGTTCAGGAAGGTGTAGAAGTCTCCCAGAACCTTGTTCTGCAGGGCGACAAGGAACGCCTCGTCGGTCTTTTCAACGGCAACGTCTGCGCCGTACTTGGCGACAGCCTCAACGGACACGCTCTTAGCATACTTGGCAATCTCAATGTCGCCGTAGGTTTTGGGCGCGACCTTCATCTTGGTCAGCGGAATCTCATCGCCCTCGGCAACGGATGTACCGCCAGCCAGAGTGCCGTCAACAGCGGCCTCATAGGAGACCAGCTTTGTGCCGGGGGCCTTGCGGATGGGGCGCATAATGCCCATGATGGTGCGCAGCGCGTCCCAGTTCTTGCCAAAGCGGGTGACAAAGTCAACCTCGCGGGCGTTGACAGTAATCTGGGCAGCGGTAGTCAGGTTAGTTTTTGCAGCCATATTTTGGCTCCTTTCTGTTAATCGTCAGATTCGTTTTGCATGAGGTTCACAAGCGCTGCCTGCCGCTCGGAGGTGGACAGTACATAACGGCCCTTGTCGTCCGTCTTGTAGATGTCCTCCCGCGTCAGGGCTTTTCCTCCGTTGTTTGCAGGGGGAGTAGACGTTTCTGCGCCTTTGGTGCTGCTCTTGGTGATGTACTCGCCATAATCGGTCTTTAGGCTCTTTTCAAGCGCAGCAGAGTCTTTGATAGCGCCCTTGTCATCCAATTCCAGTTTGTCAAGCAGCCCGTCTCCCTTTGCAAGGCGTGCGACAGATGAAATCCGTTTTTCAGAAATGCCGATTTTCAGCAGGACGTCGGACAGTGCCTTTTCTTTGGCAGCCGTTGTTTTTTCAGCGTCTACGTTGGCCTTGTAGTCCCCGAAAGCCTTGTGCTCTGCTTCATACTTAGCCTTGTAGCCGCCGTCGCCCTGTGCTTTCAGGTCGTCCAACTCCTTCTGAATGCCCGGCAGCTTTTCTGCATCGGCTTTATACCGCGTGACGTCGTCCTTCAGCGGGTCAACAACGCCCAGATGGAGCGCCACCAGCTGATTTTCAATTTCGTCAGTGCAGCTTTCACCAATGATTTTACGGATTTCAGCGCGTGTAAATTTTGCCATGGGGGTTCTCTCCTTTTCTTCGGTGGCGGTTCTTCGCCATTTGAGTTTTATTTATTCAAAACAGCAGTGCTTCGCTGTTTTTGCGTATAAAAATAGCAACCGCCGAGAAAGTCTCGGTAGTTGCTAGGTAAACTTGCCTTTTACGGTTTCACTTCAACGCTGGGCAGCACATTTGTGTGGAAATACAGCTTGTAATGGTACGGGTCTGTGTGTGTTCCTGTAATGTCCTCGACAACATACATCGTGTAGCTGTTTAGGTAGATGTAATTTTTCCTGTAAGTATCAGGGCCAACCTTTACAGTGCAGACGAGCTCGTTGCTGGAATTGTTGGAGATGGACATATACCCCTCGGCTTCCATAATGACCTTGTCTGTTCTGGCGTTGTATACGGTGATTTTTCGTTCACTCTCAAAGTAATCGGCCTGTTTAGAAATATTTGAGTTTGCTCTATCGGCTTCGGAACAGCCACACAAAAGCAAAACTGAGGCCATAACTGCGATTGCGATATAAATAATCTTTTTCATGTGTTTTCCTCCCAATAAAAAGAGCCGAGAGGCTTATTTGCCTTTCAGCTCTGCTTCGATGATTCTTTTGTACTGTTCGCCGTGCTCGGCAACGGCAGGCTTGATAAAAGGCTTTGCCCGTTGGCCGTGCGTCAAATGCCAATCGCCTTTTGCATCTTGGTACACCCACGGTGTTTGTCTGCCGCCCGGATAGTAAATGCCAGTACCGCACTCAACGTATACGCCGTATTCGCTATTTGTGCCAACATAGGCGGCGCGTTCTCCGCTGTTTGCTACTGTATGAGTAATGCTGTTGCGTAGGTTGCCGGTGTCAACAGGGCACAGCTTTTTTGCATACCCCTCACCCACAAGCCCGCATTTTTCCAACGCCCGCTGGCAAGCCGCTTCAAGCTCTTTGTAAACTTCAGCGCTGTGGTCTTCAAGTGTGATTTTCATTGTTTTCTAATCGCATCATAATGCTGTATTCATCCATAATCTCGCACACAAGCGTTTTGCCCTCTCGGAGATTTTTAATGTCATCTTCTGTAATGGTTACATCTTCGACCCCAAAGATGCTTACGTGCTTTTCGGCTTCATCGGAAGTGTCATAAACTCTAAACTGTTCGCTTGATGTATCACCTAAAAATCTTTTTAATGGATTCATGACTCTTACCTCCTACTTTTCAAGTGGGATTCTCATCGCTCAATTCTCGCTTCACCGCTCTTGTCTTTAACGATTTCATCTTTGTAAAATTCATCGTAAGACTGTACGGCTTTAGTAGGTGCTTTTTTTGTCAGCTTGTAACAAAATTCCGCTTCGTCGAAATAGTACCAATCCTTATTTCTCATAAAATATGGTTCGCTTTTCATTTTACAAGCCCCTTTCTTTCAAGCCAAACCAGCATAGCCTTGCCAAGCTCGTTAGGCGCGCCAAGCTGGCTGTTTGCAAACACCTCTGCAAAAAATTCTGCGTAATTTGTTCTCCCATACCGAGAAATATTATCTCCCAATTTGAAGTTTACATTAGCTTCTTTCGCAATGTCAAGTATTTCTGCGCAACACCTTTTTTCTGTGTCTGCCCATATCTTTTTATATTGCTTAAGTCTTGCCTTTTCCGTTTTCTTGCTATAGTCAATGGACGCTTTTAGCTTTTCAAGCCCATAATCTTCCATAGCCTTTTTTATGACAGTATTCTGTACCATGTGGCCATATTCATGCGTCACAGTGTATATTGATGCATTTTCCTTCAAAGCTGGCATTATATAGCCGCTTTCTATCTGAGACAAAGTTTCGGTAACATTGCTTTTATAGCTGTTAAAAGCTATGGGACACAAAGACAGATTTTGGTTTGTTGGGTCTGTGACTTTCGCACCGACGTATGCATCTGTCGCTCTGCCGCCTGATACGGAGCATATAGAGCCTGTGGACTTCTTAACAGCACCGAATGTTTGTTCGAGATTATGCAACTGCTTTGTGCAATCAATGGCGAGCCTTTCATCAACATTGCGAGCAAAAGAATCCTCAACAAGGTTGAACCCAATATCATTTAGCAACACCTCTTTGCAGTCTTGCATTGAATGCAAATTAAGTTCAGCTTTTTCCTTGACTATTGCTTGCTCTTTCTTCCACCCCGCCCATTCCGCATAGGTCATATCTTCCACAAGCACAGTTTCCCCCGTTTCTGGGTCTCTGGCGCGTCTGCCGCCGCTGCTTGTGTCCTCGCCGTCAACATCTGCAATCTGGGTACATCGGCAGTTATACACAAGATAGCCCGGCGCGGAACTGTCTCCAGGATACATAAGCTCGTAACCGTCAACCTTAAACGGCTTGTCTACATCGACCGTCTGACCATCAAGCATTGCATGGGCGTGTCGCGTTCGGTTGTCCAGTGTTGCCAGCCAGCGTTTTTTCAGCTTGATGCCCATGTCCTGCGCGGAACGGTAAGTATCTAGCCGCCCCGCGTTCTGCGCCGCTGTGACTGCCGTTCTGGCCGTTCTGATAGCGCTTGCGCGGCTCATATCCCGCATACGGCTTTGCAGGTCGTTTGCCATTTTGGGAATGCTTTTGCCTTGCAGGATGGAGCTTGTGACGATGGCTGTAATCTGTTGCTTGCCGTATTTCAAGTCAATTCCGCGCTGCAATGCCCGCTTTGGCGGGTAGTACGGCATCAAGTCAGGCTGTTCAACGGCCAACCGTCTGACCGTCTGCTCGTCCCACAACGTAAAATCCGTTTTGTCGGAAACCTGCTCGATTTTGTAAGCAGAGTAATTGCGGTTCAAGCTGTAGATGCCCGGCGTGGCGTCGTTGACGTATGCCACAGCCGTTGCATTGGCATCGGTGTATCTCTCTGCCACTTTATCGCGCAGGGCTTCAAAACGCTTCCCACGCCCAATCTGCGCAAGCCGCCACTGCTTGTATTGCTGCTCGGCGATTTCTCCCGCATCCAGCTTTTCTTTCATAGCGGCATCACGCTTCTCGAACTGCTCAAAATAGGCTTTCACCGTGTCGGTCAATTCGTCAGCAGCTTCTTTGTACAGCTTTGCGATGCGCTGTTCCAGCTTGGCAAGCTCGGCATCGGTCATTCTGTGGGCATAATCAGGTTTCGCCATTGCCGTTTATTCCCTCTCCCGGCTGGTTTTGTGGCTCGTTAGGCGGCTGGTTGGTAATTGTGCGGTCTAGCTCCTCGGCAGCCTTGCGGCGCATCAAGTCTTCAAACTGGTCTGCGTCGCCGAGAATAGTAAGCAGCTTTTTGGTGATGTACTCATCATCGTAGTACTCCGCGCCCAGTAGCACGGTCTTCGCTTCTTCCTGCTTGTTGATAATCTGGTTGCGCGTATATGTCGGGTCGTCATCAAGCCCGGCAACCGCCAAAATGCCTTTGATGCAGCGCGTCACGCAGCTTTCAAACTTGTCCGTTTTCAGGTCAAGTGGCACATAACTTGCCTTGATAGCCGTTGCAGTTTGGTTGCCAGCGCTGACAGCGGCAGAATCAAAGGCCTGAAAGTCCTCGTATAGCTTTTTGGTGAGCATATCAATAGTCGCCTGCGTGCCTTGGAACGGAGCTTCGATGCTCTGTGGCGTGGCCTTCGCGCCCTCGTCACCGTCAGCATGGGCGACATGGGTAGTTTTCAGACGCTCAATGAACTCTGTATCGTCCTGCTCGTCCATGCCTCCGCAGTTGGTCAAAACCCAAAAAATCAGGTTGCCTTCGTCAACGTTGTTTACCATGTTTGAGCTTGCAAGGTCGAGCGCGTCAATGGTATTTTGCCGCCCCTGTAACTCGCTGTGGGCCTGCTCGCCGTTTTTTAGCGGGATAATGGGAAATCCGGGATAATTCTCACCGTCATAAATTTCTGTGCCGTCTGCCTCGCTGGTGCGAAGCTTCAGCTTATAGGCGCGTTTCGGCTTGAGAATCGCCATATCATCGCTTTTGGGCTTTAGATACTCTGTGTAGCCGTCAAGCTCGTACAGCGTGGCGCGCAGTGGCTTATTGTCTGCCACCTGCCAAAAACGGATTCCGGCTTTAATGGAGCCGTCTTCCTCGTCGTACAGGGGAACAAATTCCTCTGCTGCGAACACCTGCACGTGGTCTAGATTCCAGAATACGAAAGACTGGCCGTCAATCAAAGCATGGCGGGCAGCGTCCATAATATCTTCGTCAAACGTCGCACCCAGCGCCTTTTTTGTCTCCGGCTCCTGAAATGAAACGCCGTTGCCCAGCAAATACGAAACTTCTTGGTCTACGACCAAGCCAAAGAACTTGCTTGCTATCTTGTGATTTGCCGTGTACATGTCACGGTGCGCCTTGCCCTGCATGTCGTAGATGAATTTTTCGTATTTGTTGATTGTAGGGTTTTCTCCGTGGTAATACTTGTTGGCGTTCGCTGCAAGGCGTGTGCTATGGTCGGCCTTATACTCATTGATTGCGCCCAGTATGAAACTCATGCGGGCCTTTTCGTCCTCGCCAACCGATACAAAATCTTGGTATGTTTTCACGTCTTCTCACCGCCTTTACACGAAAATGCTCTTGTATCTGGTTTCGGCGGTGTCTCCCGCCTTGTTCGCTGTGCTTTCCATCGCGTACCGCACCGCATCAATGTGATGGTTGTTCAAATCCGGGTAGCCTTCCAGCACTTCTCCCGTCTTGCCGTCCCGCTCGTATTCATACTCGCTGAACTCTTTTGCCGTGTCAGGGCAACGTTCAGGGTCAATGACAATAGCTTCCAGCATTTGCAACCATTTTGTTCCATACCGAACCGATTTCGGCCCCTTGCGGGCTGGGAACGTCTTTACGCCGTACTTGTTATAGTCCGCAATAGATTTTGGCTCGGCACTATCCGCGCATACTTTATCCTCCCGCGTCAGCCCTCTATCCAAAAGCAGCTGCGCAGTGTCTCTGTTGCTGGTTCTACGCCGTGTAAGTTCATCGAAGATGTACAGCGTGCGCCGCGCTGCGTCATAGTGCATTGCATTGTATGCCCATGGGTCAGGATACCAGCCCCAGTCCACGCCGCGCTTGATGCGGTCAAAGCTGGCAATCTGTTCATCGGTGATTTTCTCAATGCGCAGATTTTCAAACACTGCCGTGCCGCTGCCGACAACCTCGCCTAAATACTCGTGCCGGTATGCTGTTTCGTTTGTGCGCTGCAAGTATTCAGCATCGGCCAGAAACCGCTCTCCGAGCCATTCTGCGGGCGTCGTTTTGTAAGTGCTATGATGTATTAGCTTCCCATCGCGTGCTTTCAGTGCGTAGCCGTTCGCCCAGTTGCGGGCCATTGCAGGCGGGTTGAAGCTCTTGAACGTAATGAACCAGTCACCGCCGCGTAGGCAGGACTGCTCCACGTTTCGGATTTGCTCTTCACCGTCAAACTGGTCAAGCTCTTCAAACCAGCAGATACCGATATAGCCAAACGGTACTTTGATTGACTTTACCTTGCCTGGGTCATCAACGCCGAAAAAAAGCACCTTTTGCCCAGTAGGCAAATAGGTGCATTCCATCGGGCTTACCGTGCAGCGAAAATGGTCGTGCAAGCCAAGCTCATTGATTGCCCAGACGATTTGCGCATAAACGCTTGTGCGCAGAGTGTTGCCGACCTTTCTGAACACTGCTGCGTGGCATTGCGGATGCTTTATGAGCTGCAAAATCAGCTCTATACTGATATAGCTTGATTTCGTACTGCCGCGCCCGCCCTTGGCAAGCAGCTCTTTCACGTTGCCAGCTTTGATTTGCCGGTGCGCTTCAGCAAAGCAAGGGGAAACCATAGCCGATAATCTGTTACAGGTCATCTATGATTTGCACCCCGCTGTCTGCCTGCTGTTCAGGCTCGTCTTTCTGCCCCAAATACTGTTTGCCGAGCCAAATTGCCATATTTGCGTTTTTTTGGGCAAGGGCGAATTGGTACCGGCGCAGAGAGCATTTTCCCTTTCCTCGCTTTTGCTTAAAAACTACGGAAAAACTCTCCTTGTATGTCCTTTTGCACCACGCATCAATCGTTTTGTCCGTTACGCCAAAGAAATCGCATATATCTTCTTTTGTACACTGTAACCCGCATAGGTTTTCAAAGTGGTTTTGGTCTATCTCTTTTCGCGGGCGTCCTATTTTTGCCATAAACGCCCTCCTTTTTCTTTTGGCGTTGAATAAACTTTTGCATGTCTCTCTTTAGGTAGGGGCTGTCTGTCTTTGCGATTATTTTTCGCGCTTCTTTAATTGTCATTCAGAAGCACCGCCTTTTTGCCCGTGAACTTTTCCCAGCGATCAATAATTACATCGGCATACTTTGGATCATACTCCATACAGAAAGCATGCCTTCCATTCTGTTCCGCTGCCATGATTGTTGTGCCGGAGCCAGCAAACAGATCAAGAACATTCTCCCCCGGCTTACTGGAGCACTGCATCTGGTAATCAAACAGCTTAATCGGCTTCATGGTCGGATGCTCCGCAGATTTTACGGGCTTATCAAAATTCAGCACAGTTGTCTGTCTGCGGTTCTTGAAGAAGTAATGCTTCTTACCTTCCGTCCATCCGTAAAGGCAAGGCTCGTGCGCATCCTCTTCAATCTCACTCTCGCCGTACAGGCAAGGTTCATGTTTCCACTGGAAATCTTGTCTCCCCATTACAAGGGAATTCTTCACCCAAATCAGGCACTGCCGGACACGCAGCATTGAATCTTTACATGCGCCTCGGAAATTATACCCCTCGCTGTCTGCATGCCAGATGTAGAACGGAGCGCCGGGTTTCATAACCATCGCCGCATTGGAGAAGGCATCCGTCAGGAACTGCCTAAAGGCTGCATCTTCCATGTTATCGTTCTTGATTTTACCGGCGGTGCCCTGATAGTCCACATTGTACGGAGGGTCTGTGAGAAGCAAGTCCATCTGCGCCCCCCTTACAAGCTTTTGTACGTCTGTCAAGGACGTACTGTCGCCGCACATAAGCCTATGCTCGCCAAGCTGGTACACATCTCCAAGTTTGCTATTCGGCTCTGCCGGTAAAACAGGATTGTAGTTATCCTCTACAACTGACGTGTCGAGTTCATCTTGCAAGCTCCAATCAAAATCAAACGCCGACAAATCAACCTCTGGAAGCTCTTCAGCCAGCAAATCAAAATCCCATTCGCTTTCATTGCTCTTGTTATCCACCAGCCGCAGCGCATCGACTTGTTCCGGTGTTAAATCATCCACGCAGACGCACGGTACTTCTTTGATTCCCAGCTTTTTCGCAGCCAATGCGCGGCAATGTCCGATTACAATAACGTTGTTTTTGTCCACAACGACCGGCTGCACAAAACCATATTGCTTGATGCTTTCGGCAACATTTTTGATTTGCCTTGCATCGTGCTTTTTTGCGTTTTTTGAGTATGGCTGGATTTCTTCAAGCGATTTCATAACAACTTGCATAACTTCCTCCTTTATGCAAAACAAAAAGCCCACACAATTTGTGTAGGCTTATATCCCCCAAACCCCCTTTGCGCCGGAGGAGAAGCGCGTTCCCGCCCTGTCGGTGTATGCTGTGCCGACCTCACCCGTTGCGGGGAGCAAATCCGCAACGCTTTTTTCATCCGCTGCATTTATCCCCGCGTGCGGATTCGCGGTCTCTGCTTTGATGTTATGGGTTTCGGCGATGCGTAACTGCGTCAGTAACGGAGTCCGCACAAGCAGATGCCTGATAACTCAACGGCGGCGTCCCCTTAACTGCACACGCTTTAATCTTCGCCACAATCACAATGGAGCTTAGCGGAACCGTTGGTATTGCCGACTTTCACGGCAAGGCTCACCCTGTATTACAGAATCCGCCACATGGTACGCACTGTCAGTAGGCGCATGGCGGTTGCCTAACGGGGAACACAATTGCCGCGTCCGGCCTTGCTATCTTTACCCGTATCATCGGCATTGGTACTGCACATAGGTCTTGCACCTTTGCCACGCCGTTGCTTGCGGAACGCAGCGTCCTTATTCTTTGTGGATAGAATCGGCTATGCAGTATATAAAATGCCGGTCTTTCCCGGCTGCCAGCTATGAAAACAGGAGAATTGAAATGAAAATGGTACAGAAAAGAGGTTTTCGCTATGGCGTAGGCTGTTCCATTCCTACATCATCCAGCATATTTATGTTACCACTTGACAACGTCCCCACAGTTACCCTTTTTTCTTGTCCAAAAGCCAGAAAAATTTTCTTCTGCTTTCGTAAAACTGCCGTCTGCCGCAATACACGGGCTGGTATTCGTAAGCCGTTCCCTCTGTTACGTTTTTCAACAGAGCGCACCAGTTTAAAGGGTCTGCTTCTCTTGCCGCGTCCTCAATGATTCGGACATCTGTGCTTAACTTTAGCGCTCTGTCCGCCTTTCTAGCTGTTGGGTCTGACTTTCCGTTTCCGTGCGGCAAACCGTCATTTAAAACCGCATCAAGCCCTCTTGCACTAGCAATTTCCAACCGCATTTCAGCGTATCTTTTGCAAAAGTGCTTTAATTCAAGGTATCGTTCTTTTGAAATTCCATATTCATCTAGGTTGAGCGGTCTTTCTCTCATTCTTGCTCCTTTCTTGCAGTTTCATGCAGCGCGGCAGCGTGCAAATATCGCCATTCTTCCACTCGCATGTCGCGCAAAGATGTTTGCGGGCGTATTCATCAATTAGTTGCTGTTTTGTCATGTGGTAACCTCCGGGGGTTCTGGGAGCGGCATCCAATGGCTAACTTCTCGCACCTCATCCCAATCCTCTGTATCTGCTATATACCAATGCTTGTTGTCACCGTAAAGAAATGCCATAGATACTCCAAATTCTCCGTATACAAGAACACGTGTACGCTCATCCGGCAGTCTGTCTTTAACGCTTATCCATTTACCACAAACGTCTTTATATGGTTTAACCTGATGTACAGCAGCAAGAGCATCAAGAACCCGCGCGCCAACTGGCGTATTTGATTTAAAAGGCAAATGCTCGCCAATGCACCGCTGTCTGATTGCTTTTAACGCATCGCCGCGCAAAATCAAATCATTGTTGTCATATTCTCCATTTATCATTTTATCTTTTGCCTTTTGGATAGCTTCAGCAATCTTATCTCCATCAAGTACAATGCTTTTCATCTGTGTTCACCATCCTCGCATTCAACCATTCGCGACCCACAACCGGGGCAAAAGGTTCCATCCCACAGCGCAAATTTATCATAGACGTGATTGCATGTTGAGCATTCAATTCCTGCATCTTTATATCTGGTACATTCTCCGTGTTCAACTTTAATCAGGTCGCATTTAATCCAATGCGCCGTAGGCCGCAGGGATTCTGGGTCGATTGTTGGCATAATGTCAATGATGCAAGCTCCGACCGCGTCAAACTCGATGCAGTCCGGCGCGTCGGGAAAACAGACCTTCACGGTGCGTTTCCTTAATTCATTTGCGTCAATCAACCGCACCGGTTCTTTCGGCTGGCTTGCGCCCGGAATTGGGCAGCCTATTGTTGTGTTCATTCTGATACCTCCTCGTTCCAGTAGTCGTCACGGCACCTATCACAACGGCAAGTTATACTCAAATAACCGTACTTGGCGCATCGCAATGGTTTCAAGGTTCTGTCTAATGAGCAAGGCAACATACGAGTGATGGTTTCTAAATTTGCATTAGGAAATTTCTTCAAAAAATCGCTCTGGCGGGTCTTGACGGGGTGGTCTTTTGCCCATTCCTCGACTATCTGCACAGCCTTTTCTACGTATTCGATTGTATCCATGATACAGCCGCAATTTTCTTTGTCTTGCAATGGGCATTCAGAACAACTGTCTTTGCTTCCGCACAATCTGTATCGGGTTTTCACATATTCAACTGCGTCCATAGTCTCACTCCTTACCAATCTGCATTGATAACTACAAAACTGCCGTTTTCTATGGTGCGATCTACCAGCGCCACAATGCTTTCCCATTTGTATAGTTCGTGTTCTCTTGCAAAAGTTGCAAGGTCTTTTGCCTGTTCGGATGTAAGCGTCATATCCTTGCCGTAAAAATCTCGTTCAGGCTCTTTCTCTCGGATTTCATAGGGCACATAATAGCCGATTTTTTCGAGATACTCTCTCCAGATACGTCCGCAAGAATCTACTTGGCCGCGGATTGTGCCTCTGATGGGCTTGCCGCAGTGCGGACACTTGGCCACATCGTAGCGACTTACTGTAATATCAAGTCCCATTACAATCACTCCTTATCCAGCCCGCGGGCTACATACTGCCCATAGGTCAGGCCCAGGGCGTCGGCCTCGCGGACGCATTGTTCAATGGGTTTTATGGTTTTCTTCAGGCAGGGATGCGCAGCGGGTTTCTTGCCTTTTTTCAAAGCACCGGCATCCCTGCGGCGCTGGTAGGAGGCCTGTGCGCTTTTTATATTGCGCTTTCGGATGCAGGAATCGCAATAGCGCTTTGTGGGCTGTACGTCCCACATGATTTTCCCGCAGGTCTTGCAGAATTTTGTTGTGGTCATAGCGACTCCTTTGTTTTGGGTTCCTCAATGCCAATGCTTTGCAGCGTTACCTGCGCCCAGAGGTCGGCAAGCTGGTCATTGCGGTACTCGTTGTATTTATCAGCAACGGGGCCTGTCATTGCATCCTGAATCCGTTTCAGGGTGCGGGGAGAAAGACCGACCTGATAGCACGCCAGCAGACACAGATAGGTGGCGCGGGTTGCAATGTCGTTGCGCTCCTTCATGACTGCCTCCTGCGCACGGCTCTGGATGCCCTGAATTTTAGCTTCTGCATAATCGTCTATGGCTTTTTGCATGGCCGGGGTGGGATGAAGTCTGGCTTTCATTGGTTACACTTCCAATTCTTCGATAAAAATTTCGGTGCGTGGATTTTCTTTGTCGTACATCACGCGACTGCCGTCCACGCTGGCGATGATGGTGTTATTATCGTCTGCAAGGATTTTGGCGGCGACAAGGGTGTCATGGGCAGCCTCCATCAAGTTCGTTAAATCCACGCGGCGGCGGGTCGGCATATAGAACACCGTGGCGACGCGGTAGCGGCCCGCCAGCGGGGCTTTCGGCTTTGGGGTGAGATACCACATAGCGGCCTGTTCGTACTTCTTGTACTGCCTGCTTGGGGCGATAAACGGCTTGCCGGTGCGGTGGTTGGTAAGTATCTGCTGGGAGTTCTTCTTGGTAATAGGGGGCAGGGAGATAATGTATTTTTGGATCACGGCGCTATCTCCTTTACTTTCGCGTAATACTTCTCGCTGTACCAAATATCCGGCAGTCTGGGATTTTGGGTGTAGCCTGCTGCGCGCAGGGCGGCTTCGGCGCTCCATTGTGTGGAATACAGGCGCTTTGAGTGAGAGAGGTCGCCGGTTGCGCGGGAATAGGTAAGTATCTCATACTTCATCGGTGCTCATGGCCTCTTGCAGGTGCTTTTGCGCGCTATCCATAATATCTGCGGCCTTTTCAAGTTTCTCTTTAGCGGCGCTGTGCAGGTTGGCTGCATAGGCAAGCTCGGCAAACGCGAGCTTGAGCAAAAAATCTTTATCAGTCATAATCTGTCATCTCCATAAATCGTTGGTAGTTTCCGTCAAAGGCGATGTGCAAATCGCCTGTAATGCCGCGCTTATTCTTGGCAAGGGAGAAATAGTATTCAGTTTCGCCTTTGCCCAAAAGGATGATTGCATCTGCGTCCTGCTCTATCTGGCCGGATTCTTTGAGGTCCTGCACCTTCGGTGCGTCCACGCCGCCGCGGTTTATCTGGGCAAGCGCCACGACAAGGCGGCCTGTTGTCTGGGCAAGGGTGTGCAGCTGCATGGAAATGTTTGTGACAACCTCATACCGGCTGTTGCCCCTGCCGGGGATCAACTGCAGATAATCCACGATGATGACATCTGCCTGTTTGGCGGCTGCAGTAGCCGATACCCATGCTACATTTTGACCGCCTGCATTGATGAGCCATAGCGGCAGGCTGCTGATAGCTGCGCACGCCTTGGCGTATTCTTCATCCTGCGGGGCGCGGCGCTTAAAGACGATCTCTTCCATCGGGATAAGGGCAAAGCAGGAAATGAGCTTGTCAAACAAGCCGACCTGGTCTGTCTCATAGGAGAAGAAGCAGACCTTTTTGCCGTCTTTGGCAAATTGCAATGCCATCTGCAAACCGAGCGCTGTCTTGCCTGCACTGGGCCTGCCGCCGACAACGACCATCTGCCCGGGGCGGATAGAGCAGCGCCTATCCAGCGCGCCGAGCCCGGTCTTGATACTGCGGTCTGTCTTGTCGTTCTGCTCCATGAGCCACTTGCCTGCGACCTCTGCAACGGTCATGCAGCGGCTGTCAACGCTGTCCTCTGTGAGAACGTCATATAGGGCCGCAGACAGGCCGCGCATGTCATCGACACTCTTTCCGGCTTCGGCAATTTGAAGGCCAATTCTGGCGGCTCTGCGGCGCTGAGAGGCATCCTTGACAGCGGCAACGAATTTACGGTAACCGCTGATAGAGGGAAGCGATGCAGCACATACTGCGGCGGTCTCGCGGTTCTTCATAAGCACATAGTCATCCTGTGCGAAGTACCCGCGTGTGGTGTACATTGATTTGATCTCGGCGAATGTGGCGGCGCAGGCACCGTCCGCAAAATCGCTTTCTCTTAGGTGGTCGATGCAGTAGAGGATGCTGTCCGGCGCGTAGACCATTGCGCCGATAACGCATTGTTCCGGCGTGAGGCTCAATCGATCCACTTCCTTTCAGGTTGAACCGTATGCTGGCGGCTGCGCTCCCATGTGCGCACGGCGGCTTTCCAGTCTTTCATTGGGTTCTTTCCTACCTTCCAGCCCTTGCTTATGTAGAAGTCGCAAAACTCGTTGCCATCAATGCCGTTGTTTCGCTCCCGGCAATAGGCGTTGACTTCTTCAGGCGTAGGGGGGACAAACCGCTTTGAAACGGACACTCCCTCGTCCCCCTGTGGGGGACTATAGGGGGTATATTCTTTACTTCTTACCTTCTTAGTATTAGAGGGTTTGTTGCTCGTTTGTTGCTCGTTTGTTGCTGGTTTGTTATTGTCGTTGTTGGATGATTGATAATCGGCATAATTATTTATCGTATATACGGTAAATTTCGATGTCGATTTCTTTGTTACTTCGTTTGTTGAAATCAGCTTGGACAAAGCGGTCCGGATTTGTTGCGTTGTTAGACCGAGGTTGACTTCCATTTCCTTTACAGTGGTAACAACTTGACCACGTTCCAAAGGAATGCCGCGATAGAACTTGTCTTCGTAGCTGGCAATTAGAAGCAGGTGAATAAACACGTCCTTCGTGGGGCCATCATCATACCAGCCCCATTCGAGCATTTTTCTGTATAGCTTGATGAAGCCCTCGTTAGCCATTTTTCAACACTCCATGTAATATTCAGCGACGCGGCACAGTCTGCCGTAGCGGTTGCGGCGGGTGACCATACGGGAGGCTACCGGGTAGCCTTTCCGTTTGAGGTCCGTTATGCGGGAGGCAAGGCGGGAACAGCCGTAGTCCTCGAGCGCGTCAAGCGCGGTAAGGGAATCGCCGTTTTCAAGCGCGGCGAGAATCTGGTCAAGCTGGCTCGGCTGCTTTCTTTCGTTCTTTCTTTCATTCATGGCGCGCACCTCGTCAGAACGGAAGATCACCGTAATCTTCAATGAAGGCGCAGTCTGCATCGGGTTCGCCCTGTGTGCGTTGTGAGGGGGCTGCGGGGCGCTGTGCGGCGTTCTGCGGGGTGGGGCTGGTACTTTCCTTACTGCCACAGAAACTCGCGTTCTGAGCCACGATTTCAACGGCTGTGCGGTTGTTGCCGTTCTTGTCCCGATACTGGCGCGTCTGCAAGCGACCATCAATGGCAATGAGGGAGTCTTTGGGGAAGTATTTGCAGACAAACTCTGCGGTTTTGCCCCATGCAATGACATCGAGCCAGTTCGTCTGGTTTTGACCGCTGGCATCCTTATAGCCGGAATCGTTTGCTATGCGGAAAGAACAGACGGACTTGCCGCTGTTCGTGGTTTTGAGCTCCGGGTCTTTGACCATGCGGCCGATAATAGCAACAACATTCAACATAGGTTAGTCCTCCGTGATATCCAGATAGTTTTTGTAAAAGCGGCGGCGGAAGTCAGACACCGTCCAGTGGTAGTAGGCCATTGCATGGCGCTGGCCATCTTGTTCAAGCCGCATCCGTGTAGCAGCACAGTTATGTACAGCGTCAGGCGCGTTTCTATGGCAATCTGCACACAGAGGAACCCAAAGCCCGTATTGCTTGCTTTTATCGCGGATGCCATTGTATTTGCTACCACTGCCAAAAAAGATTTCATGGCGCTCGGTCGGTTTCCATTGCTTGCATATGTAGCATTTAAACCCATCGATGGGCATAATAGAGGGCGCATAACCGTTTCGGTCAAGCTGGACTCCATATTCATTGCGGGTCTGCATCGTCTGTCAGTCCTTTCAACTTGGAGATTTCCTCGGGGGTCATGGTGGGGATGCCCTGCTGCTGGCATTCCTGCACGATCAGTTCAATCAAGCGGTGCATCTGGGATGGGTCGAACTGGGACGAGCCGTACCAGCATTGCAGGTTGTAGAAAACGCCCTTCGGGGCGGTCATTTCATCGAGCTTGTGGACCTGCCAGCCCTCGCCTTTGCTCTCCCAGCCGTTTTTGAATGCCTTGGCAGCATCGGCGCGGAGGGTGACAATGGCAGAGCTGCCGCCGATGTCGCGGATCAAATCACGGTAGATGTCCAGTACAGGGCGGTTGATTTTGGCGGAAAGCTGGTTCATGAGCGCCCATGCATAGGCGTTGGCAGACAGGCTGCGCTTTTGCGTGGCCGTGCCGATGACGGCAGCTAGGGGCTTGCCCTCGTCAATGACGGCGCGGGCTTTATCGCAGTCGGCCGGGGAACATTCCAGCGTAATTGTGTTGCCGATAACAACGGCTGTCTTGATGGCAATTTGCTGCTTCATTTCCACGCCTCTGCAATCTGCTGGCCCTGCTTCCAGTCATCTGCCGTGAAGTCCTTAGAGGGCTTGCCGATGGTTTCTGCAATGAGTTTCCATGCGTCATTTTCATCGGCGTTGTTCTTCTGGCAGTAGGCTTTGACAGCACGCTGGCACTCGGCGCGGGCGGCAAGGCGGGCGGCGGCGGTTTCCGTTATGGTCTTATTGTCCTGCGCGTTGGCCGCTGCAGCGGTCTGGTTGTGGTATTCATCGCTGTCGGGGTCTTTGGTATCATCAATGCAGAACAGGCCGTTCAGGGCGTATTTGCGGGCGTAGCTGGATGCCGTGCCGGTGATCTGCGCGCCGTCCATGCCTTTCTTAGTTTCATCTTCGCGGGCAAGGGCGGTGGTGCTGGCGGCGTTGCCTTCCTTATCCTGCACGGTGGCGGTAGCCTTGATGTAGT